TACTATTTCTAGCAATAGTAATATAATCTTGTTGCACTGGAATATACAATGTAACATCATAGTTACCAATATCCCATGGTAATATATCCCATGGGTTATATGTGCCTTCAGTAAATGATTCAGGAACAATTAAATCTTGTGTATTAATTAATTCAATTGCAGTACCCACACCTTGTACATAATATTCACCTGTTTTGTAACTAGTAGGAAAAATATCACCGTTGAAAGTAACTTTCAATCCATTAGTGAATACTACACCGTTTGGTGCAGTATAATTTGGTTGACCTAAAATTTCAAGTACATTGATTTGATTAGTAATATTACTATTAATTAATCTAATTAGACCTACTTTGTTTGGTACAGTGCCGTCTTGATAATATAATGTGTCTAATAAGCTACTTAAGTATGGAACTAAGTTAATAACACCTTGAACATTTCGATAGAAGTTACGTGCTTTCCATTGTGTACCAAAATTTGGAGTAATCTTTTCATTAGTAGGGATACCAGATGCAGGTATTAACTTAATGACTGGATTTGTAGGGTCGCCTACATATGTTATTGTATAGAAAGTTGCTGAAACTTCTGTGTAATAGCCACCGCCAAAGTTGTTGTCATTAACACTTGATCCAGGGAATACATAAGGTGCACCACCTACAGGGAACGTTATTAGCTCAGATGCAGTTCCTGTTCCAGAGCCAGATCCTGTTGCAGTAAACACAACACCTACAGTGTTACTTGATGCACCGATTAAAGTAAAATCAGTTGTCCCAAGTGTTACAATAGTATATGTATTTCCTATTACAAAACTGCCGGCTGTAACAATAGCGGTAACTGTTTGTGTTCCTGAACTTGATGTTTCTTCATCCCATGTAGTAGTATCATAATACTGACCAATAAATCCCTGTTCATTAGCAACACCAGTATTATAGAACATGACTGTTAAGCCTTCAAGTGCAGTAACTCCGTCAATATCAACAACATCACTTAATAGTTGTCCTTCAATACTATCAAAAGGTGCAGAAGAAACTACGTCAACACGGGTGTCTCCGGGAAAATTGTATTCGTCTTGTGCGTTTTTATATGGCACAGTAAATTCTACAACACCATTTTCAGCACCATTATTACTAACTCCCAATACATCACGTGTTAGTAAGTTAGGTTGATTTGGGTCATATCCAGTAATACCCGGTTGACCTTGAATCCAGAATGGACTATCTTGATTTACAGTAAACGAGTATGTACCACCGCGTATTAGTGTTAGTGTTGGGTTAGCTGAACCATCAGGGTTTATATTACTAGAAATAATATACGCATTAGGGTCATCAATTACTGTATAATCTTGTGCATTATAAACAATGTCGGTTGCAATTGTTACAGCAGGCGCGCCTTGTGGTAACCAGTAGTATTGGTTAAAGTTGATTAATTTGTCTAAGTCTACAAATGGATCCCAAGAATAGAATTGACTATTGAATAACCTATCGTTATTATTAGTAACACCACCGTTTAATTTTAATGCATCAATAATACCGGGATAGGTAACAAAGTCAGTGGCAGTGGAAGTATTTGTTTTAGTAAATACAACACCCGGATCTAATTGATAGTCTGTGCGTGTTTTAGTAGGTTCGACTACGTAGTTGTCTTTAGCATTAATACCATAACCAAATCTACTACCAATATAGCCCTGAATACGCATTGTATTTGGCTGATCTACGATTTGGTCTAACGTGGCTCCTAAAAATTGTGCATTAGTAGGTGTTCTGAATACTTCAGGTAAAAAATTTAAAGTTCTAATTCTTGCTGCCATTATAACTCTCTAGTTGTTATATATACTTATCTTATTTGTAATTGTACGGGAGTTAAAGCCGCAATTACAACCACGTCATTTGCTGTTGCACCATTAACAAAAATTTCAAATGGTGCTGATTTAATTTCATACAAATCACCAAATGACATTGTAGGGTCATTAGGTACTAAAACGATTGAGCTTACTAAATCACCTAATTGTGTGTGCAAGTATGCACTCAACTCTGAGAAGTAGAATGTATCACCAAAACTCCAATTGTTAATATTGAAATAACTATTCATTGCAGATAATACAGCACTACGTATTTCGCTACTACTTGCGCTAGTGTTTTGTGCTGGTATAACTTTAACTGTACCGCGCAATTGCTCAGGTGCTTTAGAACCAAACAATGGTAAAAAGCGAACGCTGTTTAATATCACACTGTCAGTTAACATTTTATAATCATCAATGCGACCATATGCTTGTTGCAATTCGTTGATTGTTGGCACTGCTGGTTTAGGTACAGTGTTTGTTGTATCTTGTATCCAATTTTGGTATGCAGTATAATAAGCCTGTGTTACCACATACAAATCAATAATGTTTGTAGTCGCTGGATCAATACGTGTTGTATTGTTACTATTGTGTTTGTACTGGAACTGCAATCCTTGGCGACCGGGTTGCATTGAATACTGAGGTTGTATTGTAACAATATAAAACGGAGTTGTTACCGTAGTATCTTGTACGGTCGTGTAGAACACATTATACAGTCCATTTGAATCAGTTTCATTGTATGCGTAAAACAATTGTCCTAAAGGATATTCATACTTAACAACTTCAATTGCAGATTGATTTGGATATTGGTATGCAACATTAGCTGAATCAATTAATTGATAACGTGATAGGTTAACTGCATCTTGAATCAATTCAAAGAATGAGTATATACCAATGTTAGTTGAGCCCGTAACGTATCCAGTAACTGTTTGGAAAAAGTCAGGGTCAATAATAATTTCAGTGTTGTTAACATCTATACTAGCAACTTCTACTTCAAAGTCGTTAACATATCCGTCACTCTCAACAGTCTGACTAATAACTACAACATCAACTGGTTTAGCTAATGGGTAATTACTATCTGGTTGTGTGTTTGTTGCTAATACTTTAACATTGTCTGCTAAAATTTTACCAGTAACTGGATCATAAACAAGTTTACCTGTTTCGTACCAGAAGCGTGTGTCGGCTACACTACCAAAATAATAGCGCAATGCTCTGTAATAAATTCTATATGTATTGTCTCCGGTACTTTCAAAATTTACAAACCAATTATTGGCATTAAAGTTTTCAACTGACCAGCGATTTTGTGTTACTAATAATGAATTGTTAAACACTAAACTGAAGTCTTGATTCAATTCCATTCTAGTGATACATTCTTGTAATACAAGATTTGGTAATATGTTACTAAATGATGGAATTACTTCAGTAATAATTGCGCCATTAGGTACATAACCATTTAGTGTCACCGGGCCTGTTCCATTGCTGAAGTTACCTTGACCATTGTTATAACCGTCGCCTACAATTGCTAGTGCAGTAGTCCAGAAATATGTTGTATCACTTGGGCTAGCAATACCTGCAACAAGTCTGTTATTACTATCAAAATAATAACCACTAGGTGCAATAACTTTTATCATTGCACCTTTTGTAATATACTTTACATTTTTAGTAGAGTATGTGCCAATTGCAATTGGCACATCTGCTGATCCAGATATGTTATAAAAATAACCAGTAATGCTATTAGCATTAACTGTACTAGTATTCCAATATACTGTACCATCACCAGAAGCAACATTTATAGGATATCGTGTATAATTTTGTAAGTAATATTGTTTTGCTCTATTGCTTGATAGCGCAGATGCCAATGTATCAGTTAAGAACTGAATGATATCGCCGGTATTAGTAATAGTTAATAACAAAAATCCATCTTCGCTATTTTGATACATGCCACCATCATTTGCAAATGAGCTAGTGCTGGAGTATTTTCCGGTAGGGTCAAGTAAGTCTAAGTTTTTAGACACGCCAACAGAACTGCGATTAATAGCCTTGCTTTTAATAATTGAGTTGTATAATGTGTATGGGAAGTTGTTGTAATCTTCGCCATTAACCATTCTGTTTTGTGTATAATATCTTGCAGGAGCACGTAATTTAATGTCAGCTAGTGATTCTCTAGCCTGTGCTGTTGATATTGTTGATTGAAGTTCTAGTCCTATAGTAAGTGCCTCTGTTCGGCCTGCTCGACTAATATACTGAAACGTTACTTGAATACCTTGCATTTCAGAGGGATCAATAGTATATGTCAATGCATTACCTGCACGTACATATGACCTGAATGTTCCAACCGGTGCTTCAGAAAATACTCCATCACCAAAAGTGTAACTGACTTGGTCATTGAAACGTGAGACAACACTAAAAATTTTCTTGTTGCTTGATTCAGTTTGGAGTTGTGCGTTGGCATATACACTTTCTACTTGATTCCAAAGTGTTCTGCCACCGTTGTCAGTGTTTAATTGATATAACCATGTGTCTGTATTATTGATACCTTGAATGTCAATGTCTACAACTTGGTTACTAATTTGTTGCGCTAAGTTAAAATCGTATGCTTGCAATCCACCTTGTTTAAAGTAGAAGAAAAATCCTGTATTTGGGCTACCATAACCTAATTTGTCATTACGATAAACCATATTGAATCTTCCACTTGGTGCAGGTGGAATCTCATAAACATAATCTTCTCCCAAACTAGTTACAGATACTAATTCAAAGTTCATGCTGATAGTATCAACTACTGAACTAAAAGGAGCGATGGGCAAGCTGTTAGGTGGTATGTTAATGCTATATTCATCAGTCTTAACTCCTAACAAATCAGCACTATTTCCAGGACGTCCAACACGTTGACTATTAATTAACGTAGCGTTTACTACTGTGTTAAATTGTTCTAACCAATTGACATTCGCAGGGTCATTCCAAAGAATAATTTGGTTACTTAAGTTGAAACCATTCATGTCAGTTATATTCTCAGTGGTGCGAATGCTTGTTACTTTAATATAACCTTGACCAGCGTTATTGCGCTTTGGATTATAGCTTACTAGGTTAGCTAATTTGATAACACTATCACGGCGTTCGGCAGTATCAATGAAGTTTTCACGGGTGTTTAAGTCATTACGGAATGCTAAACCCTGTCCCATAAACGCCATAACGTCCATGAGGGCAATAAATTCTGAACTGTCAATGTAGTCATTGAATGTTTCAGGATAGTATGCACGTAGATAATCGATGAAACTCTTACGCAGGGTTTCATAATCATAACTTCTGAAGTCGGCTTCACGGAACGTTTGGTAGATTGCTTGCCAATCGTTAACGCCGAATAATGCTGATTGTCTTGAACTTGTGGCCATAGTTGTTCTCTTTTAAGTATTTATCTTAAATGAAAACCATGGTTTTTTAGGTTGCAAGAGTGGCTTGATTTGTAATGTTGTTAAAGAATACATTGACAATAGAAGCATCGTTGAAGGGCTGTATAGCAACTTCTACTTCTAAAAGTATTCCGTTTTGTTGAACAAATGATTTTACAGAGTTTAATAATAGCCTAGGATCTGAACTAGCAACACGTTGGATTTCAGTTTGAATTCTAAACTGAGTATCAGCATCATTTGGTTCAAAAATATAGCTCCAGATATCAGTTCCATAGCCAGGTTGACCCACTTTTTCACCTTTATTGATGTTAAGTGCGTTGATAAAGTCTCTTAGTACCAGTGGACCGTCGACCATTCTGAATTTTTTACCCGGGATAATAGGATATACCATGCTACCCGTACCACCGGAACTACCAGCCGGTGCATTAGTAGTTCTAGGTCTATTAGCATTGATTGTTGAAAAACCTATATATGTTGACATATCTTATCCTATATGGTATTTATGCAGTTGCAGAATTAATAAATGTGTACTTTTCATCGATAATATCATACCCTCTTTTCCTGATAGCTTTCAAATCTTCTGCTAGACTTTTTGCTGTTGCTAAAGTACTTTCAATTGCCGGATCGCCTGCAGGTAAGTTATTTTTTGCCTCCACGTGAGCTTCAACGGCCGTGTCAAATTCTGCCCGCTTTGCTTTTGCTTCAACAAGAATAGCCGCAATTCTAGTATCAAACTCTTTGATTTTTTCTTGTTTTTCTATAAGTTTTTGAGCCGCAGAAGTACCCGCAGTTTCCCCTGTTGATGCAGGATTACCTGTATAGTTAGGTACAGGTATCTTTGAGCTACCAAACACTGCACCAATTTGTGCTGTGATATTTGTTCTGTCTACAGTGTTGGTACTAATTACAGGTAGCTTGATTGGTAATGCGCCACCTGAATTCAATGAACTTATTGCAGAATTCAACTGTGCCGCGGCACCAGCGGGCAATCCGGCAGAGGCCAATGCTTGTAACGAAGCACCAGGATTCTTAAGTGATGTTAGTAATCCAGAGGCTAAATTACCTAATGCGGCACCTGATCCCAATGCCGCTGTAACCTGTCCTAAAGCCGCTGTTATTCCGGCAGTACCCGGTATCGTATTCAGTGCACCTTTTGCATTATTCACAACAGAAGCTACAGCTTTTTGTGCTCCCGGTAAGTTACCTAAACCAGTAGACACTGATGCCGGTAATAGTGAATTTGCACCATTTGTTAATCCTGCTTGTACTGCATTTGCGGCTGTTGTTACGGCTGCTCCTGTGCTATTTACTAAATTATTAACACTAGAGGCTGCACCATTTATAGCAGAAGATGCCGCACCCGATGCAATAGAGGCTGCATTTGCACCTGAAACATTGAATGCATTGGCTGCTTGTGTAACACTTGCTTGCAATTCTGTACCAGCATTTTGTGCGGCTGCTGTAGCTTGGTCTGCGATCTGTTTAAGATTTTGTGGTACACCTGCTGTTAATGTAGGGAAAGAATTTTTAATTGCGGCAAATGCAGATCCTGCAATACCTTTAGCAGAATTCAATAAACTCTCTGCACCACCAGTTAGATTCTTTGCTAATCCGTTTAATGATCCTGCAATAGAGCTTAATCCACCTGTAACAGTACTAGCTAAGTTACCTGCAAAGTTACCTGCTCCTAATAAGCTAGATGCATTACCTAATAGTTTGTTTGCGGCTCCACCTAAGTTTGCAATTGGTCCTGTAATTGACTGACCCAATGTGCCGGCTGCTGATTTAATTGCATTAACTGCGGCTGTAGGTCCTGCTAATGCTGCCGCTGTAACAGCGCCTGCAAGTTGTCCTGCACTTTCTTTACCAGTAAATAATCCTGATTGTGTTAATTGTGTCTGTGCTTGTTGGAAGTTAGCAACCTGCGCGGCTACTTGAGCAGTTGGATTATTCAAATAGT